CTTTTTGTGCTTTTGCAAATTCTTTCTCAGTTTTTGTAACACCCTTTAATGCGACCTCTAGTCTTTTAAGTTCACCTGAAAATACAGCAGCGTCTTTTGCTAAACCAGAAAAGTCCATTACTCCTCCAATTGTCGCACCGATTAACGCTCCTTTTGGCCCAGCTATATTTGCACCTGCTAATGCAAGTTGAGATGTATTGCCTGGTAAAACTTGAGAAGCAAGAATACTTCCAAACCCAGTACCAAGTTTGCTAAAACCAGTACCTTTTTTTGCTGTATTATTAAATTTTTGAAGTTTTAACCTATTAGCATCAATTGCTCTACCTAATATTTGGAATTGTCTTGAGTTAACATTTACTTCTTGTCTTAGTTTTTTTAATATTCTTTCTTTTTGTTTAAACTGACTTATTGTTTTAGGTGTAAACTTAGTTATTTGTCTTACACTTTGTCCTAAAGATTTAAGCTGTCTAGCTGTAGGATTAGCAGATTTTTCAAGTCCCTTAAGTTGCCTTTGCAATCCAGAGAGATCTTTTAAACCCTCGACATCAATTGTTAAGACAAACTTACCTACTTTTTTAGCCACTCTTCTTCTCCTTATTGACCTCTCTTAGAGCTACAGATTCCATAAGTTGTAAGCCCTCTAGCATTTCTTTGCGGTTAGTTACATTGTAAAGGTCAAATAGTCCACCAGCAAGCAATAGGACTTCATATTTTAATCCTACTACACCTCCAAAGGACATATTCCATTGTGTTTGTATTCTTAAAAACATCATAACAATTTCCCAATTATCATCCATCACTTCAAAATCATCATCTATCTCTGGTTGCTCCTCGATTTGTATCCCAAAAGCTTTTGCATCTTCTTGAGTACTATCTATTGTTTTTCTGCCACCCGAAGCCCAGTATATGGCAGCATCAGTTAGTTTCCCGATTGAGCATTTCCATAAAAACTTCTGAATGCTTCTAGTACTCCCTTAACAAAATCAACATCTTCAGAAAATTCTTTTAATGCAGTTTTACTAAAAGTTATAGGTGTACCATCCTCTTCATTAACATCCTCCCAACCTACTAATATTTTTGTTAACGCAGAATACTCATCCTCATCTTCAAACTTATCAAGTTCTGTTCTTGTAAGTCTTACAAACTTTCCCTTAAATTCAAATTTTTCAAATTCGCCTGGTATGTCCTCAGAAGGACGTTTTACCTCTACAGGCCAAGGGTAAACCTTGGTCTTTTTACGAACAAATGCCATAAAAAACTAAATAATATATATACTTCTATACTTTAGCTAGGAAGTCAATAGTTACGTATAAACTAAACTTAATTCATCTCCTCCAGCACTAGGTACAAGAGTATATGGAATCTCAAGCATTGCTACTCCATCCATCTCACCATAATTAACATCGCCTATATCGACTTTTGTCGAAGAGAAAGTACAAATATTCCCTGCTGTACCGCCATGAGTAACTTGTAAATTACCTAATGATGTATCTACTAAAGCAGCGGCGAAGAAATCTTTAGATGAAAGTGTTGGTGCTTCTATTGTGACAGTACCACTAGCTGCTCTATCAGTTAATAGAACTTCTTTTGTTCCTCCAACAAGTTCACGATAAACAAGAGTGTTACCTAAATCCATTGTTAGCGTTTGTAAAGCACCTGCAAAACTCAATAATTGAAAACTTGATGTATTGCCATTTTTAAAAATTAGAGGAGTGGCCTGATTACCATAAGTAACGCTAGGTAAAGCAGTATCAGTAGGAGCATTATAAATACCTGTAAAAGTAAAATCGAGCGTTGGGATTGAACCAACTTCTGCATTTAATGCCACATTTCCTCGACAGCCAGTAACAATATGTCTTACTCCGTCTACGTTGTAATGAATAGTAACAGAACTGAAACTACCTGATACTGGGGCGTAAGTGACTCGTGTATTTGCCACTACCGTTTCTGATAAACCACACGCTTTTAAAGCAGATCCATATCTTGGGGCTGTACCAGCAGTTCCAGATCCAGCAAGTTCTACTGAAAATGTACACTCAACTCTAGTGTTAGCAAGAAGCTGTTCAGACGCACCTAAGAATGGTCTTACAACATCTCTGTTAACAACATCGCTTGATTGTGGTGTAATGCTTAGATCAGTTACAAGAACTACATCTGTTGCGGATGGAGTAGGATCAGTTCCATATGAGCTTTCTGATTCAATCAGAATTACTCTTTTCCTTGTCAGTTGTGCCATCAGTTTTTACCTCTTTAGGTGGTTCAGCTTGTTTTGTTTGTTGGACTAGCTTTGCCTTGCCAGTTTTAGGATCGAGGATGTAAGTTCCACCCTCTTTTGGGATTTCATACTCCATATTAAACGCTTGGGGTTGTTAGGGTATGACCTAATTATAAATCATGTACTCAAACTGTTATATGAGGATCTGTAATCAATCTCAAACTCACAGGTTATAAGACCTGCTGGTTGATCTGCTTCCAAAACTTCAAATGTCTGAGTAGCTGGTCTTATGTCTTTTGCAAGACCGCCAACAGTTGGATCATTAAGTACTTTTGTAAATAAACTTTCAACTGTAGGATCTCCAACCTTATCAGGGATAGTTCCCCTCACAATAACAACTATCCTTATACGTAAAGTCCAATCTATTTTTAAATAGCTTGAACTATTTATAGATGGCTCATCAGTAACAGGTTCTATTACAAGTGCAGGGGATTCTCCATTTGTAATTGGTTCAATTCTTGATCTATATATGCGTGTTGATACTCCTGTAGTACCTGCTAAAGTCGTTTTTAGTGCGGCTAGAATCTGTTCCCTTTTACTTGCCATATTACTCCTTATTTAAAGAGACTAAACAAAATTTACCATCATCTATTTTTCTTGCACTTCTAACTTTATATTTTTCTGAATTGATTTTTATAATATCGTCAAAAACTAAAGACCCTAGCTCAGAGGTTTTTGCTGTTAATTCGTAATCAGTTGTCATTACTAAACCATCAGCAACAATCTCATCAGGCTGCTCTAATATTCCTTTGTAATTAACACCTAGATACTCAACATCATCTCCAAAATCTGCTAAGAATATATCTAGATCTTCAGTAAATGCCATAAGAAAAAAAAAGCCCTCATTTGAGGGCTAACCTTTTTAGCTATACTTTTTGACACCAACTAAGTTGATGCTGAAAGTAAATGTTGGTGATGAACCACCGATTGTTTGTACAATCTTGATGAAACGCTTAGAAGTGTCTTTATTAATTACAAGTGTTTGCATTGAAGCAGAACCAGTAACTTGTGTAAAAGTAGCTCCTGAGAGGTCGGTGTATGTACCGCCACTAGCGTCAGATTCAGTTAACTTAACATCCAATGTTGGACTAGAGCCTCCACCAGCAGCTGAATCTAAAATTAACAATACATCTCCATCAAATTCGAGAAGATCTATTGCACTAGATGTAGCTGTAGAAGTAACAGCAGCAGTAGCAACACCAGCAGTAATAGTTAATTTGTCTAAGTTCTGTTGAATAACAGACATTTTAAGATTCCTCCTGTGTAGAAATAAACTCTTCTAATTTTGCAATTAGATCAGTTTTAGTTTGTCTTCTATCGAGTTCTATTCCCAGGCTACGACCATAAGTTTCGATTTGTGATTTTGTCATTTGAGAAAAATCATTTTCGTCACTATTGGTAGGCTCTGGCTCGACAACTGATTTTTTACTAACAGTAGGTGCTTCACAAGTTTCAACAACTAATTCAGCTTTTTCTACTGCTATCAAAAACTCACCTGCTTGCTTGTCAACATCAACGATAGAGCCAGCACTCGTTGGAGTGCCAGCTATCATTGTTGCTCTTAGCAATTTAACCTTCATATTATGTTCCGAAACAGAACGCAGTTGGTTGCTTAACAGCAAAGTCAACGTCTTGTAATGCAATTATTCTTACACTACCATTTGTTGCATTTGCATATGGATCTACAGTTAGATCTAAACCAGACCACATACCAATCACAAACTGTGAGAAATCTCCAAAGAGTACATCGTTGTTTGCAAGTTGGTTAGAAACAATAGCTGGATAGCCGTTAATTTCATTGTTCTCAAACACGAACTGTGCTGTGTTTGTAGCCTTTTCTGTTGACTTCAAAGCACCTCTTGCAGAAGCATTAATTAGATAGAACATATTAGCTACATCAGCGTTAGCCGCTGCAACGTCTGTCTCCATTCCGATGTACTCAGCAAAAGTACCAAATGTAGTAATAGTTTGTGTACCTACACCTGTTGTATCTTTAATTCCAAGAGGCTCATTAGAACTTCCAGATCCGTAGATAGCTGCGTTATCTAGCTTAGTAGCAATAACCTTTGCAATATCATCTCTGATCATTGACTCAACATCAATAGAAGATTGAAGAAGTAATCTTCTAGAGTAGTCAACAAAAGCACCAATTGTTTTTGGTGTCATGTTCACTTGGTCAAAAGCTTGCTGACTTTCTGTTGGAGAACCCGATTCGCCAACGAAATAAGCGGTGCTGGTTGAGGTCATTCTAGGAATACTTACGTTTCCACTTAATCCAGTCAACATTGTTGGATTAGTTGCCATCACGGCCATTCTCTTTCTAAGAATGTCGATGAATGAACCTGCAAGTAATTCTGTTGGAACTAAGTTACCACCAGCTGTTGCAGTACCTACGTTTAAGTCTCTTTTTAAAACTTCGTTAGGAACTAAAATTCCATTTGCAGGTTTTTCATACTTCTTAGAAGCTGCGTCAGATACCTCTCTCTCAAAAGCGGCTGCTTCTTGAGCTTGACGATCTGTTGGATTTGCTAGAGCGTTTAATGCTCTTAAGAAAGAGAAACGCTTAATTTCTTTTTGGTCTAAGCCAACTTCGTTTGTTGTCATGTCAGTAGAACGAATGGGTGTATTACGAACCTCTGCCTTGTTTTTAACAAGATCGAGGATAGCTGCTTTTGCTTCATCAGGAGTTTTATTTCCTTTTATAAGTGAATCAGCAAGCTCTTCTGCTCCATACTTTCCAAACTCACGACATAACGAAGTGATTGATGCTGTACGAGCATTGTTTTCATCAATAGCACGTTGTACTTCGGCTTTGATGTCGATTTCAACGGCTGGAGCCGTATCAACCGCAGTTTCTTTAGTTGATTCTTCCATGTTACGGACTGTTGTTGATGCGGGTTCAACCGCAGAATTAATCTCCTCGATAGGAGATTCTTGTTCCATACTAATACTATTACCTTGAGAGGGTTCTATCAAACTTCTACCAAAACCAATAGTTGGATCAGCTGGAACAGTTACAACTGATAGTTCGTGTACTGACCAGTTGGTAGCTCTCATACCATCTTCTGCTTCTTCCATATCATTAATCTGATATCCAAAGCTTATACCTCTCAAGATTCCGTCCTGGACATCTTGTAATATTTCAGATGCAAACTTGTTGCGAGAGAAACGAATCTTTGCATAACCACGTTTGGTTTCGGGGTCAATTCGAGCTGACTCAACCACACCAATGGGTTTGTTCATATCGTGATTAAAAAGAACAGCACCGCCATCATTTAATCGTGCTAAATCTGCTGCTCCTTCTTCATGGCTTAATATTTCGTTACCGAAATAACGCTTGACTGGGTACTCCGAACTGAAAGGAAACTCAAATGTTCTTGATTTTACATTTTTGAAGTCCGTAACCTCTTTACGCTCAAACTTATCTCCAACCTCAATCGCTCTAATGTCGGCAATTTTTGTAAGTGCCGAAAATCGATGCCCTGCATATATATCGGTGGATTCACCATCTCTATATACTTGAATTAAAGCAGCTGGGTCATCTGCTGTTCCGTTAATAACAAAAGAACTGCTAGGAACATCAATCTGTCCATCTCTTACAATCTTTGTGATCTTACCTCTAGCTCGACCTCCACTAGCATTCCAAGATACAAAATCTCCTGTTTTTAAAGCATCAGGTTCTGCTCTTTTTTCAACTTTAGTTGTTTCAGCCATAGTTTTTTCGTTAGTAGCAGGTTCAAACTTGATAGGTTCAAACTCATTTCTCTCAAGCCAAGCTTGTGCTTCAGAGGCAGAATATTCAGAAAGTCTGAACCTAATTGATTGAAGTTCAGCACCCTCCTCATTATCCTTTATACCAAATATAAAGTCTATGCCTTGAGAGGCTTCATTGTTAGACCGCCTAAATGTATCATATTGTTCTGAATTTGTAATAGTTGCTGCGTGTTCATTTGGATATGGCCTTCCAAGTTCTACAGGTTCTGCTCTTTCTCTTGCCTTCTTAATAGCAGCAGCTTTTCCTCTACTCCAACTAAAACCAGCGTCCCCTCCCCAGGCTGCCCAGGCCACTCGGCCTTTTGATGGATAACCTTTTTCTCCGGGACTAAACCCTTCTGCTTTTTTATCAACCTCATGTCTACTGAAAAAACTAAACATACGGACTACAACATCAGCAGATAATTCATTACCACTAATAATCTGTGTAGCTCTTACTGCTGCAACTTGTGTGCCACCTGCCCTACCTTCTTTTTTCCATTCCTTATATCGCCTAGCCTCCGTCTTCATCCCATCTGTAGGTTTTAGATTAATTTCTGTTCCACTTACATTTGCCATAATTACTCATCCTTTTTGCGTGTTTTTTTAGATCTGTTTGGTGGAGGAGGAGTGATATTCACATTACCTTCAGACCCGATCTCTACTTCTAAGTCTAGATCTTTATCTAATGTAACTCCTAAACTATCAGCGACATCTTGTTCTCTTGCAATCTCAGACACAATATCGTCATAATCTCCACCATTTGTCTGTGCTATGACTTGTGACTTAGTCATATAACCTGCTTGCTCTGCCTCACGATATGCTTTTATTTCTTTTAATGGATCAACATAATGTTGTGCAGGTGGAGTCCATCTTGGTTTGCAATATCGTTTTGAATTAGCTGTATAGTCAGGAAAATCTAAATCGCCTGATAATACTGATAAAGCAAGCCACTCTTTAAATATTCTAAAGTGAAAATTATCAATCATATATTTCTGACAGAACTTCCAATGTTCTCTGTCTTCCAACAAGCTAAGTCTTGAACTCGAATAATTAGTTTCAGAAAAGTCTTTACTAATAGTTTCAAAACTACAACCTATACCTGTGGCAAAACGTCTGATTTTATTCTTTACAAACATCTCATATTGCTGAGATGGATAATCTATATCAGGAATCTGCACACTTTCATTTGGTGCTAGATATCTAAACTCTCCAGGGCTAAAGGATTGTATTCTCTGATTATTCTGAACTTCATCTCCAATCAATTCACCTTGATCATTTTGAATAAATCCCATAATACTTGCACCTGCTCTAGCTCTGATAACAGCAGCCTCTTCATATCCCTGTAACTGATGCATATCAGCCATTACGCTATGAAACCAAGGTACTCCTCTATTTTGACCAGGCCTTTCGGGTAAGAATAAATGAATAATATCTTTTGCATCTATAAATATATGTAATTTACGATTTGCAGAATAATCAAGATAATATGCATCGCCCGGATGTTTTGTAAGTATCGCATATCTGACAGGTCTGCCCCACTCATCTACCTCTACCCCATTTCTCCACTCATTGTTTTTATTAAGCAACTTGTCATCATATTCCTCATCTAACAAATCACTTTCAATCATTTGCAAAGCAATAGGAACATTAGAATCGCCAAATGGTTTTCTTACAATCCTAAAAATAGCTTCTCCTGACTCACACAATGCACCTGCTGCTAACCATTCAAATTGATGAAAACTATATTTACCTGCACAATCACAACTATTAGCTTCTGACCACTCTGCCCACTTTTCTTCTATTAATGTATTTACTCTTTGATCTCTTTTGCCTCCTCTTTGTTGTAAAACAAGAGATTGAAATTTCATTCCTGTTCCGACAATATTAATTTGTGTTGTTCTTTTAGCTTGTCTTGCATATGGATTATTTCTTACAAGTTCTCTAGATCTATCTCTTAGCTTACGCAAACTATTTCTAATCTCAGCATCAGCACTTAACTGACTACTCATCCAATCCTGTGTAAGTCTAGAAACTAATGCTCCTTGATATGCTCGAAGACCTTTAAGTGGTTGTGCATTGTTGCCGAAACCTAAAACTCTTTTTACTGCATTTGCAATGTTAGATCTAATTCCCATTAGTAGCCTCCATCAAAACGAACAAATGTTGCTCTTGGATTGCCCAGACCATTTGCCATTGTTTCTGCTTGTTTTTCTCTTACAAGTTCTACTTTATATTGACTCTTGAGAGTTAACAATTCCGCTAACTCATATTTCTTAGCATTTCTATTGCCAATCTTATATTCTTTTATTGCTCCTCCACTTATTAAGGTGCGTATTGCTGTTTCTATTGTTTCTAAATCTTTTTCAACTTGACTTCTTCCGTCATATGCAGGTGGTGTAGATCCTGTATAAACAAGAGACTCTAAAACTTCAAATTGTCCTGTAGCTATAGTCTGTTTTTCTGCTCCTGACTTATCTGCAACTGCTTGATAAAACCATTCTCCCTTAGAAAAAGTTTCACTTACATTACTTGCAATTGTAAATTGAAATCCATCTATATACGCACTACTCGATACTGTTGCAGCTTGTGGGCCTATTCGTGTTCTTAAATAATATGTAACCGACCAATCAGGGCTACTTATTGCATTTCCAAAAACATCCTCACTCGCAGGTAACCTCCATTGAATATAATCACCTGCTCTTATAGTTGTCGGAAAAGTCATTTTTTTACCAATTAGAGACAAAATTCGAGTTTTTAGTCGAATTAGTACGATTTAATGATAGCTTACTATCCTTTTTAGGTTCAGAGGGATTTAATCTTCTTTCAAATTGATCAAAAATTGTTCTTCTGTCATATTTTTGCAATAATCTTTGCCAAGCAGCATATGCGTATACCATTTCATCAAGAGCTTCATTTCTTGCATTACTTTTTTTAACCCAAATACGTTCTTGATATCCATGCTTATATCTAAGCACTTGTCTCTCTGCCGTTAACTCCTCAAAATAATCATGTGTAATTGTTGGGTAGAAATGAATATATCCCTCCCCCGGTTCTGCATCTTTTAATTTATTGTGAAGTGTCGATTTAATAACATCTACTCCTACAGGAAATAACTGAACTCCTCTTTTTAATGCTTTACCAGAAAAATTAATGTCTACCTTGCTTGGTTTGCCGAGAGGAGGTTTCCCTTTCTGTCCCATACCCTTCACTCCAATCAATCCGAGCTGAGTTCTTTCTCTTACATATTGATAAACTTCTTGCGTAAAATGACCACCTGTATCAATCGCAGCACTATCAATCTTCATCTTCTTACCATCCTCATTTGTATATTCACTCATTAATACCTCATCCATCTGTTTCCATAGATCTGCTCTCGAAGGACTACCATATATAACCTTTCTATCTATCAAATACATCTCTTCATTACGTCCTATGCCCCAGAGACTCATAGAAAGTCTATCGTCTTGTACGTCACATCCGAGACACAAACTAAGAACGCTGCTAGGTGGTGTGCCTTGGTTATAAGTTTCTAGTGATGCTCTTTCCATCAGACCTTCTGCACCAACTTTGCTCGCATATTGATCCTCCCATACGTCACCTAAAATCGTATTGATCCATGTTTTTAACTGCTCTGGATCATCCTTACTTTGTAAAAATTCTTCTACTAAATTAGACCAACTTGCATTTGGCGAATAAGAATATGCAGCCCATATATGAAAGCCAACGTGTTTAGGATTGCCTGGTGCTGTAGCTCGCCACTCTCCTCTTTCTACCATCCATCTCTTTTTGCTATGTGGAATCAAACAACCACAATCTTCACAAGCATATGCAACTGTATCAGGATCATTATCTCGCCATTTCATATTTGACCATTTCAGATATTGCATATGATTGCATTCTGGGCAGGGAACGTAATAACGCATTTGATTAGTCTGCAAAAATAATCTTTCAATACGACTAAAGTCTTTTATTGTTGGTGTTGATCCAGCTACTATTTTTCGATTCCAATAATACTCTGTTCTTCTAATGCCAAGTTTTATCTGATCTCCTTCTGTACCTGCTGAAGCACTATAGCCATCTACCTCATCGAACAGGACAATACGTCTAGATACTCTTCTAAAACCTCTAGCACTATTACTACCGACTAAAGATAATGTACCTCCGGGAAAATTTTTCTGTAATAACGTGTTATTTCCATCTTTTGATTTAGGATCACTTACTAATCCATGCAAACAAGGTGTGTCTCGGAGCATGGGAGCTATCTCCTCTTTAGAATAACCCTGACAATCTTCTATTGTTGGCTGACATACCATGATAGGACAGGGATCTTGGTGTATATGATATGCAATAATATGATTTAAAATTTTAGAATATCCGACCCTAGCAGACTTCATAACTGTTACTTG